TGGGCCATTCTTTTATTCATACCCATTTCATCGACTAACCATTTCATGAGATCTTTTTTGGTACCAACAACTGTAATTTCTTCTTTTCTTTTATTATGGTTATCTACCCATACACCAGCATCTGCCCAATCTCCTGAGAATACATCTAATTCACCATCAGCGTCAATATCCCAATCAAGTGTAATACTAAGGCGGCCAGCTGCTTCTCTTAATTCTCTTATTGTTTTCATAGCTTCACCTTTTTTCCCCTGAATATTTCTAGATGAGCATCTTTTTTGGATAAACCATAGTCACCAACTAACCAGTTAAAAAGAGCTTTTTCAGTTCCAGAAATTGTAATCTCTCCTTTTCTTTTGTTCCAATCATCTAGGTATATCCCTTGATCTTGCCAGTCACCTGCCCATGTGTTAGGGTCACCCATATCCCAACTAACTGTTACTGATCTTCCAACGGCTTCTCTTAATTCTTTTATTGTTATCATCCGTATTTCCTTTTTAATTCTTTTCCAAATGCTGGTGTCCAATCTGGATGCTTCGGCAATTTTTTTCTTTTTAAAACTATTTTGATTAAATCATCAACAGTAGTTTTTGCTTTGACACGTGCAACTGTTGTAGAGTTAAACACTAACGCATCATCATCAAAATAGATATCATCGCCATTTTCATAACCAAATTTAGCTGCGTGCAATCCAAATCTACGATCTTTTAGCATGTAATCTATTACAGCTGTTCGATCGTTATCCCAGACGATATCTCTGCCACTAACCCTTTCGTTTATTGAGGTAAATTCTTTTACCAGTTTGTCTATTAATTTCATCGTGATTCGGACTCCCACCCTTTGATTATATTTTTGCTAAAATTGTTATAACTAAATTCCATTCTGTCAACAATTTTAACTGCGCCATTAGTTAAATGGTCGATAGCAACATATCCTTCGGCGCCAGTTACCCTAAAACCATCTTTAGTCTTAATAAATGTATTTATACTATCCATGCTATCAAGGTGTGTTAATAGCTTTCTCTTTGCCGCAACAAGTTCATTTTGCATGTCAAACATTGATATTAAGTTAGATTTATTAGCATCAGAGAACCATTCAAGGGCTTCGATCTTTGCAGCTTCTTTCTTAGCTTTGCCAGCATCTGACTTTAGCTTTTCTATTTCTGCATCATATCTATCATGAATCCATTTAATTAGCTCTTCAGCATGCGCTTTTGTATTGCCAATTTCACTTTGCGATCGCACTTTCGTATTCCTAAAGGTATTAATAAATAAATTAATATCTTTATTTGTAGATACGTCATTAAGCGTGCTAGAAGCGATCTTTTGAAAGAGCTTTCCTGCGTTTGAAATATGTTTAGTGATTTCATCTGTTTCCTTTTTGGTTAATGTGGCGAGACCAGAAATGTCTGGAAAGTTAGCTGATTTCTGCCAAACCGTTCGGACTTTCTTAAACGCCGCAACGGATACACCGAAGCTTGCATTCATTTTTTCAAAGGTCGCACCTTGATAATAAGTATGCCACACTACACCAATCTTTGCTGCTTGAATTTCTTTCGCTGCTGTTTCAGGTATTGCATATACTATAGTATTTGGGTGGAAGGTTATATACTTCACACCGTCAATTGTTTGTTTCTTAAGGTCTTTTTTGGTGAACATGATATCACCTTGGTATACACCCTTTTTAATACCAAGTTTACTTAATTCTTGAAAAGCTACTGTGAGTTTAGCTGCTAAATCTCCTGATGTGTCAGCTTTAACTTCCTTAACTGTCTTATACACTTTAGGATTCTTATTGAATATTCCTTTTTTAGCAACGAAGAACTTTCCATCACTTGGGTCAATGCCAGCGAATACTGCCGGTGCTCCATCCCATTTAACAGTTACTTGCTTAGTATCATTCGTATGACCAGCCAACATATCTCTTAAATCTCTTAAAGCAAATATCGCGGCACGTGCTCCCTTCACACCGCCGTCTATGACCATATCTTCGATATGCACCATGTGAGTGTTTTTCGCTTCTACTATGTGTTGCTTTAGATTCATTAAAATCCTACTTTAATATATACTGATGCATCTTCAGATTTACTACCAGCATAATTAATTAACTTTGTCATAAACCTATTAGCTTTTGCACCTTTATTATTAACAAATAATTCAATAAAGTGCATTGCTCCTGATTTAGCCATAATCCAACCCGCATCTTTAGTTGCTAACTCAGTATTAAAAGTAGCTCTAGTCATTGGTTCTAATGCATTAACTCTTTTATAAAAAGCTAATGCAGCTCTAGCATTAGGTTTAGCTCCTTTCTTTTTTGGACTAAGTAGGAATGCTTCTTTTTTTAAGTCACTAGTATTAGGTAATTTACCTTTAATCTTAGATAAGATAGCTGAATCTTGAATTGGACCCCAACCCATACTACCACCTCTAGCGGCTTTGCCTTTAATTTCTATTTTATTAGAACCTAATTCTTTATTTCGTTTAGTAGTAATTACCATTCCTTCTTTAGATATTACATGAGTATCCATTCCACTCCAAAAAGTTCCACGTTTTACTCCTTTCACACCGTATGATTGCACTTTATAATCATCTGTTTCTGGTGGTAATTTTAAATTATATTCTTTATACGTTGCTGGTGCCTTTTCAATCTTTTTAAGAGATATACCAACAATACTTTTTTCTATATATTTTTTTAACATATATCCATTTAAACTTTTAACACTATCTATAGGTAAGTCTTTTAAATTAAATGTACTATCAACAGCCCATATATCACCAGGATTCCATTTATCATTATTAAGATTTTTCATATCATTATTTTTATATGCTAATACTTTTTTAGCATATATTCCATTCATCACTTTATCATCTCTATGGAATGTATGATTTTTAGTAATAAATCCTTTATCAATTAAAAGTACTGCTGAATGATATGCAGAATATTTCCAATCATCAGGAATACCTAACATTTTTTTAAGAGAAGTACTAGTACTAGTACGATTTTTATATTTTGCTAATATCTCATCATTAAAATATTCTATAGGATTTGTATGACCTTCACCTAATAGTGCTGCACACCATAAACATTGTGCTGCCTCAGATTCCTCAGTGGCTTTTGTTCCTGCAGAAGTTCCACCTGATTCTCCACCAAAGGCTTTAGATTTAAGAATATGATTACTCATTACTGTCTTATCTTTATATACACCAATTGAAAAGCTTTTACTATCTCTATTGAATTGGTCTAAATTAGCTAAGGCCATTTTTTTATCAACAACTAAAAATAAATTTTTAGGATATCCTTTACCCTTTACCATTTTTAAAGGCTTATTAGCTATTATTAATTTTTTAAGTATATCAACTCTAAGTTCTTTAGTTTTGCCATGTTTACCCTCAAGTTCTGAAGGACTTAATGGAGTTTCTATTAATAAATTTGTTTCCCAAGCTTCTACAATTTTATAATGTTGCCCAAGATAAAAGTCTACTCTATGTTTAGGAACCTTAACTTCCTTCTTACCTTTTCTAAGTCTAACCATTTCTTCTGCTTCATATCGTGTCTTTCTATCTAATATTTTATCAAATTCTCTACGACTAAGTTTGAAAAAATCAGCAGCTATACCTTTTATTTGGCTATCAGGCAAATTTCTATCTTTAACATCTTTATTCTTTTTTAGTTCACGGTACATTGCTAAAGCACCTTTGTACTTATCTTGGTGAGCAAATCTATTGATAGCGTGTCTTACTTTTTTAGGAAGTAAGTTATAAAATTTGAGAGCTTGCGCCTCGTCTATGTATTGTTTGAAGGAATCCATTAAAAAACCTTAGATTAATTATAAATATAGAACTATTTATAAGTTATAAATTTTTAATGATTTTATTTAGATTTCTAATTTTGCTATATTTTTTTAGCTTTTGAAGCTTTGGTTCTATATTATTATGGATATTTTCAAATTTAACATATCCATAATATTCAAGAATCATCATTACTGCTATTAAATCACCAAGTTCTTTTTCTAATTCAGCCACATTAACATCATCGTATGGACCAAATCTAATTAATTTAGAGTTTGCTTGTATAACTTCAGCACACTCTTCTGACAATATCGTCAGCGTTTCTTTCACATTCATTACTTTTTAGAACCTAATATATAGTCCTGTTTTTCGAAAGCATCATCTAAGATACTTTTTAATATATCTCCTACAGCTTCATTAAATTCAGGTTTACCATGAGGGTCATCCATTGGATAGTCTACAACTTCATAATCAAAATTTATAGACTTGGTTGTCTCATTAAGTTTGACTTTCATATATCGATAGATAACTCCGTGGTATTCACCACCCTCTAATCGTACATACCAATGGTCATCATCTCTACCATATTGGTCTACAAATGACCATTTTCTAAATGGTATATTATCTTTTAGTAAAGTTGACTTCATAATAAGAACCTTCGTATTCAAATTCAATTGTTGAATGACTATACACATTGCGTACAGTTCTTTGTTGTCTGGTTTCCTGTTTACAAACCATAGCTGTGGTAGTACTATTCTTTTTGGCTTCTTCTGAACCAATAGCTGCACCTATAATAGCTCCTGGCAGTTTACCATGTTCATCATCTATAGCATCACCAACAACTGCACCGAAGATTGCTCCCCAAAATGCACTATTAATAAGGTCATCTGGATTTGCCACTTGTTGTTGTTCACATACTTCAATTGTATATGGTTCTACATAGACAACTTCTTTATAATGGTCTGTCACTACAGCACCGCTACCAGCAGCCATTGCATATGTTCCCATCATAAATAGGAAGCCAGCCATAAACCATCCTAAACGTTTAATTTTTTCTTTCATTTTTTTCTCCATTTCTTCTTTCATAAGGTATTGATTTCCACCAATCAATAAACATTGCCATTACACCTGTAGTGGCCATAATAATATACAATACTATAAAACCTATAATAAAAATCGGTAATATTATTATAGTTAATATCCATTCTTTCCAATCAGCCATTTTGGCATCTCTTGGAATTAGGATGTCGTTTACATCTAAATGTTCCATGACTCACATCTTTTTTAGAGATTCTATTTTTATTAGCATCTCTTTTTCTTATAACATATGGTATCATTATTTTACTCATCATCATTTTCCAGTTTATGGCCTGTCTTTGGGTCAACAGGATTTAATTTTCTAAATAAATCAACATAGTCATGAGGGTGGTCTTTACTATGGACAACCTCCGGCAATCCATCCCAGAATTTCTTATACTTATATCCTTTATATTTTGCGTTGTCTGATAGTTTACTCATTAATTTTTACCAAAGGTAAGTGATGTGTAGTGTCATGGTAATTGCCATCATATTTAAAGCTTCGTGTAACTGTTTCTTTAGTCAACCAACCATTAAGATTAATTTTATATGTAATAAATTCTTGATATAAAACACCTTTGGTGCTTGTTTCAAATGCCGACTTTAACGGTCCTGGTTTCATAACTCTTCCTCTACGTCAATTAAATACATAACATCAGCTTCTCTAAGTAGAGCTTCTGCATTCTTATTTGATTTATCCCATTGAGAATTATATATCTGTGGTCTCATAGCAACAACCTTTTTAATCCCAACTTGAATTATTCCCTTAGCACACTCATTACAAATAGGTAATCCATAAACATATAAAGTAGAATCTTTTAAAGATACACCAGACAAAGATGCATTATATATAGCGTTCATCTCTGCATGGACAACCAATTCATATTTTCTTTCACGATTATTTAGTCTCTCCTCAGAATCTTTTATTCCCCTTGGAAAACCATTATATCCTTGAGATAATAATTGACCATGTTCGCCAATAACTACTGCACCAACTTTAGTGCTTGGGTCTTTAGACCATGTAGATATTTCCTTAGCTAGGTGTGTATATTTACTTCCCCAACCTTCAGCTGTTAATAAATTACTCATAATTAAAGTCCTCATATTTATTTATTACTGGTGTGTCGTCTCTTACATTTAATGTTTGCGCAGTATCCTCTACATCATATAATCTCATCTTAGCTCGGTCAATACCAAGTACAAACTTTTTGTTTGCACCTGTTGGGTCATTATATCTATTCTTAAGTTGCTTAACCATTATTTGATTTAAGTCTTCTAACTCATCGGTAGATATAAGAGCAAACATTAAATCTGCCGTTGCTGGTAAACCAAATGATTCAGATGTATCTTCAAGCCCGATGTCTGAACTAGCAAATCCTGTTCTAGTGGTTTGTGTGGCAGTGACAATAGGTAAGTTATACTCTACTGCCATGCCACGCAATTCCTCTGCGATTGCTTTTACATAAGTATATGAGTTGATTGCTCCACCCATAGACTTCATTCTTGAAGAGGCACAAATATTTAAATAATCTATACAAATTAAATCTGGTTTAAAATCTCTTTTAATTTTTAATTCTTTTAATAAAGCTCTAAAGTGAATAGAACTTGCTGCTCCCGTAGGATACTCTTTTACAATTAATTTGCCTACACCTTTATCAGTTATCTTATGCATCTTCTTATCAAACATATCTTTTGATAAGTTCTCTAACTGGTCAAGAGGTACGTTCATAAGATTAGCATCTATACGTTCAGCTATTCTTTCTTCAGACATTTCCATAGTTATATATAATACATTCTTTATTTGAGTCAAAGCACCTGCCGCTACGTGACACATAAATAAAGACTTACCTACACCTGTACCTGCAAGAGCTACGTTAAGAGATTTATTAACAAGACCACCTTTAGTAATCTTATTAAACATTTCTAAATCAAATGGTAAATGTTCTTCTGCTCTATGGTAAAATTCATAACGAGCATCAGAATCATCTACATAATCATGTCCTACTCTTAAGTCAAAGTTAACTGAAAGAGCTTCAGATAATACTTCAGGTAATGCGTTCTTATCTAATGTGTCATGTTTGCCCTCTATAATATTAATAGAGTCCATGATTGCTAAATAAATTGCTCTATCCTGACACCATTTTTCTGTATGTTCTATCAACCATTCTACAGTTTCCTCTCCTTTTTGAATACTTATTTCAGGAATAAGAGCTAGAGAATCGGAACCAACTTTAGTATTATTTCTTAATTCAATTGATAGTGCATCGGCACTGGGTAGCTTAGAAAACTTATTAACGAATTTAACTATCTCATTAAATACCGCCCTATAAGGCTCTTCAAAGTATTTAAGTTTTATGTGAGGAATTACATTTCTAGTATAATCCTCATTCAACATTAAGTTCCTAAGGATTAATGTTTCAATCTTCATCCCACCCCTCTTCTAAGTGTGAGACTTTAATCATATCGGCATGGCCAATTTCATATCTACGTTTAAGATATTCTTTAAAATCTGTATTCTCAAAGATAGGTTTCCAAAATGATTCCTTAAGAGTCTCAGCTTGACGAACTTTTTTATCTTCTATCTCTCCAGTCTTTTTATCAACTTTAGAGTACCAGCCCATAGAAGGTTTAACTATATAGCCACCTTCCATTGCACAATCTAATAGACCAGAATATTGTTCAATACCACCTTCCCATGTTACTGATATAGGAATTTTAGATTTCTCTTTAACAAATCTAGATTTTTCAACATTAATAATAAAGTGATAGCCCGTAATTTCTGTACCCTTTTTCTCTTGTCGTCTACCAAGAATCCAGATATTATCACTTGAGTAATAAATACCTGTACCACCTGATACAATAGCCTTAGGGAATAAACCAATTTCTTGATATGTGTGATTAACTGCAAGTAATGGAATATCTCTCATTGTCAAATAAGGGGTACACATTCTAAATAAACCTTTAAGAGCTTTTGCTCTTGACATATCTGCTACAGATTTCTCACTCATAGTATCATCTAATTCTTTTTTAGAAGCAAGGTTACCAATAGAGTCAATCATAATAATAACTTTATCT